TGGAGCCATCAGGCAACTTCGCGCCAATTGCAGATTTGCAGAAGGGGTCTGTGTTTGAGCACACGTCATGAACGATGGATGGCGGGAGGCCAGACACCAAGCCGTGTGGGGCGGGAGCGCGCTTGCGTGCACGCCGTTTAGTTTTGTTCGCTTGTTTCGCCATGTAGTGAAATAAATGATGTTGTAGTTGTACTAGTTAAAGTGAAACGGGATCCACCCAACAGGATCCCGACTACATGGCTACGCCACTTAGGTCCTACCCACTGCCACTGGCAGTAGGTACACGCGGCTTCTTATGTCCACGTGGCCTCGACGTCTTCGGGGTCTTTGGGGGTTGCAATTGTGCACTAGGGGGAGGTGTTTGCTCTACGATTATGGTGAGGACCCCGTCAACAGTTCCGTCGGCTTTGAGGGCTTCAGGCGTTGGGGCTTGGCATAAGGGTAGCTTGAGCAGATCATAAATGGTTTTGCTCTCACGCAATGCGTGAGATAATCTACGAGCATCAAACTCAGGCAGGCACTCTTCAGCATAATGAATCATCCAGCTGCTTGGGGCATTTGGATATTGATTGTCAGCTGTGACATCACTTTGCCACCTAACTAGAAGGTCATGTTTTGACACTTCAGCGTTAGGTGAATACTCCATTACTTTTGTGACAAGTTCACCCATGATGGGGGTGTTCTTATCAGAATCGTAATAGCCTCGTGACTTCTCTACTAACTTTTCAATAGCTGTAACGTTATCCGGCATGTTTGCGGAAGCATGGAACTTAGATATCTGACGTGGAAGGTCACAACATGAATTGCAATCTCCAAACCAAACATTAGGTCCATAAATCCTAGCTAAGAATGTAACGCCAAAGTCTCCCCGTTTGATAGGGTCAATCTTCAGCACAAAACCTAGTTCTGCAGCCGATCGTTCGAGTACTTGTTGATCAGGCTCAACAACAGCTCCGTCATCTCCACCATACAAGCCTCGCGTGGCCTCAGCCCACGCTTCCTTGTGTGTGTGGAAGTTTCCATCAGGTTTCTTGGAACGTCTAAACGAAAAGTACACGACAAACAGATTGGTGGTTGTGTTAAAAGCAGAGGTGAATGGTTCACCAGAACTTCTAGCCCAAAGTGTTAGATACTTAGATCCAAACCTGCCAACTCCTTTCAGATTGAAGGTAGCACGGTGAAGCTCAATGAGTTCATCATGGTGTTCCTTCGCAAATCCGCGAACTAGCAGGGTCTTCTCCAAGTGACGTGTGATCACGTTTTGACGACCATCAAAACGACTAAAGTCCGTCATGGAAGCGCTACGCGATGTAGTTAGCTTACCAGCTAGGCATTCAGCAATTTCTCGTGGTGTTTTTCCAAAGGCATACCAATTACATGGTTTAAGAACTCCCTCGGCAAAAGCATACATGTAACGCGAGTAACTCAGCTTAGTTGCTGGGTTAAACGTTGAAATTACACGTGGATCATTCGGCGTGGCGTATGCCTCTGACTTAACAAAGGATTTCACCAGCTGTTTGAACGAAACAAATAATGTTTCTGCTGATTCCAAGATAGACCGTTGAGACGGTGTAGGCTGTCTCTCGGCGACTTGTTCATGCGTGTGTGGATGTAGTTGAAATGGTACGGGGATCAATTCACACGCAAAGTCTTCAATGCATTGTTTGTGGAAACTCTCTAGTTTCACTGACTTATTAGTGTCTTGTAGCTTGGTGATACGGGCTTCAATCGCTCGTTGTTCATTCCCCTCAGTCTTATCTGGGGAGAAAGCACCATGTATCAAGGGGGACATAAATGGTATAAGGCTAGGACGAGCATCATCTTCTTGTTTTCCATACTGATAACGGCGAACTGCTTCTTCAATTGGGAATACGACATCTGGTTTCTCACCTGTGAGGGCAAGGAGGTGGCGTAATAAAGAGGCAGCAGCAGTGCGGTTGGTGAAGATAGCGGCTTCAGAAGTCGGTTTCTCACCAATGTTAGCTTGGATAGAAGGTAATGTTATATCATGTTTAGAGGTAGTGGCGATATTAACGAGTGTATCATAAATATCGGCTGTAACGTTCGCGGCTGCATACTGTCCAACAATTCCAACAGACATGTAGTGGCCCATGGCTCCAATTGATTCTAGAATCAGTGAGGCGCCTCGGACAACGTCATATCTGGCTAAGGAATTGCCAAACAGCTTAAGCTTGGCGAACCAGGCCCCAATGGGGCCCCAGTTGCGAGTAGGTGTTAACATGACAAGTTCATGGTCATCAACACTAGCGCGACGGTCTATAAGGTAGACGGTAGCACCTGTGATGAAGCCCAATCGGCGTCGATAGACTACAATGTGGTCACGTTGATAGTTCCATACTGGATGGCTGT